ACAGCCGCTGCTCAGGCAGATGGCACAGCAGTCTTTGTCCCGCAGCTTCCTGCGGTTACTGTGTGGCCTACACCTGATAACAGCACCCCTTACCAATTCGTGTACTGGCGCTTAAGGCGAGTGCAGGATGCGGGTGCTGGTGTGGAGACATCTGATATGAACTTCCGCTTCCTGCCATGCTTGGTGGCAGGTCTGGCTTATCACATCGCCATTAAGACACCTGACTTAATGCCTCGCATTCAGATGCTCAAACAGATTTACGATGAAACCTTTGAAATTGCAGCCGGTGAAGACCGTGAGAAAGCTGCGGTAAGGTTTGTTCCTCGTCCTAATTACATTGGAAGCAGTACGTAATGGGTAATCGGTTTGCATCCGGCAAGATAGCGATTGCTGAATGTGATCGTTGTGGACAGCAGTACAAACTCAAAAAGCTTAAGACTGAAATTATTAAGCAGCGTAAATATGAGTTGTTGGTTTGTCCCGAGTGCTGGGATCCGGATCAGCCGCAGTTGATGTTAGGTACGTTTCCTGTAGATGATCCGCAGGCTTTGCGTAATCCACGCAAGGACACAACGTATGTAACCTCTGGTGTGAATGCTAATGGCAATCTATCTGGTGGTTCAAGGGACATTCAGTGGGGCTGGCAACCGGTTGGCGGGGCGAGTTTAAATGATGCAGGATTAACACCAAACTACTTGGTGGCAACGACATTTGTTGGTACAGTAACGATATCTTAAGGAGTTTAAACATGGCATATACAAAATCAGCCGATGGCATTGTAAAAAAAGGTAAGACTGATGTTCAAGTCTTCCCTACTAGCGGCCCTTCTCAGAAAGAAATGATGGGCGGAAAAGGTAAAGGTAAGGGTAAAACCAATGCCGATATGAAGACTATGGGTCGTAACTTGGCAAAGATTGCCAATCAGAAACGAGGTTAATCATGGCTACATTTAGCAAAAAGATGATGGGTAAAGAAGTTGGCGATGCCAAGGTCTATGCTACACCCCACACCATGACTGGTAAAGTGGTTAAAGCTACTGACAATCCCGGCTCTGGCCCTGACCATAGTGATGCAAACACAGTCAACATGTCTGTAGGCAACGTTAATCGTCGCGCACAGCCAGCAGCTAAAACATCTGGCATTAAAATGCGTGGAGCAGGTGCGGCGACTAAAGGCGTAATGTCTCGCGGCCCGATGGCATAAGGTTTAAACGATGGCACTGACATACGCCCAACTTGTAGCTGCGGTAACGGATTACACGCAGAACACGTTTGACACGACTACGATCAATGTAATGATCAAGCAGGCGGAGCAACGCATCTATAACACGGTGCAGATTGCCAACTTGCGTAAGAATGTCACGGGTGTATTGTCAACAGGCAATAAGTACCTTGCCTGTCCAGAAGATTTTCTCTCGACATACAGTCTTGCTATCTACCCGTACAACGCGACAACAGCTACGGGAACGGCTGGTCAGAAAACTATTGTTGTAGTAAGTACAACTGGTATCGCAGTAGGCCAGCAGGTTACAGGCACAAACATCGGTACTAATGCAATTGTGCGTAGCATCAGCGGAACGACCGTAACCCTGACTGTGGCTAATAGCGGTACGGTTAACGGCGCGGTAGTTTTCCAAGGTGATTACTTGTATCTGCTAAACAAAGATGTGAACTTCATCCGTGAGGCGTATCCATTAAGCGCAGAGCAGTCTGAACCCAAGCATTACGCTATCTTTGGCCCGCAGTCAGCTAACGTAAATGAGTTATCGTTTATTCTTGGCCCTACGCCTAGCGCCAATTACTACGCAGAACTGCATTACTACTACTACCCAGAATCTATTGTGACCGCTTTGACCACATGGCTGGGTGATAACTTTGATTCTGCGTTGCTGTATGGCACATTGGCTGAGGCTGGCACATACATGAAGAGCGCACCGGAAGATGGTATGTACAAACTGTACCAAGAACGGTACGTTCAGGCTATTGCACTCCTTAAGAACTTGGGTGATGGCAAACAACGTGCTGACGCTTATCGTGATGGTCAAGTTAGGGTTCCTGTTTCATGAGCAACATTCTTCAGACCCAAACGACTAGCTTTAAAACAGAGCTATATACAGGCGTTCATAACCTATCTACCAATACGCTAAAGATTGCTCTGTATACGGCTGCTGCTGATTTAAACGAGGCAACAACTGTTTACACGACTTCTGGTGAAGTTACCGGTGGTGGGTACGTTGCTGGCGGCGTAACGCTTACGGGCGTAACCATTAGCTCTTCTGGGTATACAGCTTTTGTAGACTTTGCCGATGTAGTGTTTAACGCATCTGTGACTGCTCGTTGCGCTTTGATTTACAACGTTACTCAAGGTAATAAATCCATTGCTGTGTTGGACTTTGGGTCTGACAAAACATCTACCAATTTCACCATCACAATGCCTGCTAACACAGCGACGGCAGCATTGATTCGTTCTTCTAATTAAGGAGCCTCACATGAGCTTGGACAAAATCACCGCTACCGACCAAGTAGCCGCAATCACAAAATACAACACCACGCCCTCTGATGAGATGGCTATCAATGGTGCATACCATGCTGTTTGCTACAGCATTGATGGTTTTATTAAGTGGGATGAACCTATCCAGAACTTGGTAACGACTGTTGGTAAGAACTTGACCTTGGATACTATCCTTGGCAACTCAGCCGCTGGCGCAGTTGTGATGGGTTTAAAGGGTGTGGGTTCAGCTAACGTGGCTGACACACAAGCATCCCACGCAGGCTGGTTAGAAGTGGGTGGCACTAACGCTCCTGCATATTCTGGTAGCCGTCCTACACCATCATTTAGCGCCGCTGCCGCTTCTAGCAAGGCTACGTCTTCTGCCGTGTCATTCTCTATGACCAGCACAGGTACTGTGGCGGGTTGCTTTATCAACATTGGCGGCAGCGCAACTAAAGATTCAACCACTGGCACATTGTTCTCTGCGGGTGATTTCTCTAGTTCTAAGGCTGTTGTTAACGGTGACACGATTGCGGTAACGTACACATTAACATTGACTTGATATGGCGTTAGCTTGGGGTGATGGCGCATGGGGTGATAACGCATGGGGCGGGGGGGAAACTTTCCCTGTCAGCGTTACAGAAACCGCCCTGATTGCTGACTCTCCAGCCGCTGGGTTATTGATTGATGTAAGTATTACGGAGTCGTTGACTGGTGGTACGTCTTGGGGTCAAGACGCTTGGGGTGCTGATTCGTGGGGCGGTACGGCGGGCATTCAGGATATTCAGACTGTAGTTCTGACGATGAATGTGGCAGTATCTGAAACCGCAGCTATTGCTGAAGACCAGTCTGTTGTTGCTAACTTTGCGGGGTCTGTAACGGAAACTGCGGCTATTGCTGAGACAAACGAGGCAATTACAAGCTACAACGTCAGTGTGTCAGATAGCCAGACCATTACGGATGATGAGGCCGCGCAGACAAGTTACAACGAGAGCGTGTCAGATTCAGTTGGAATTGTGAGTGTAGAGGAGGCGGTTGCTACATTCTTAGGTGATATATCGGAGTCGATTGCAATAGCAGAAGCACAGGTGGCTGTGCTGATTATGACCATCAATGAGTCGATGGGTATTGCAGAGGGAACGACTGTAGGAACGTATTACCAAGAGTTTTTAACTGAGTCTGCGGTAATCACGGATATAAATGATGGCGGTGCAAATTACCAAGTAAGCCAGACGGAAACGATGGCTATAACAGAAACAAATGGTGGGCGATTCTTGTGGGAAATTATTGATGACACACAAGGCGTTACATGGCAAAATATCAGCAATCCGCAAACGCCGGGCTGGGGTGCTGTTGATACAACGGAATCGCCCGGTTGGACAGTAATTTCTACTCAGTAGGAGAATTAAATGGCAAATACATCGCTAATTGGACTAACCCTCCCAGTACAAGGAACTCTATCCGGTAGCTGGGGTAATACGGTTAACAATGCGATCTCCCAGATTGTGGACGTTGCCGTTGCTGGCACACAGACAATTACGGTTGATACAGACATTAACTTGGCGGTTACAGTAGGTAGTGATTCAAGTACAGGTCTAACAGCCAATAGCTCTCAGTACGCAGTTCTTCTGTGCACTGGCGCACGTACAGCACTGCGTTTTATCAATACCCCCAAGCAGTCTAAGACCTACGTTGTCATCAACGATACGACAGGCGGCTTTGCAGTAACAGTTCGTGGTGGCCCTTCAACTCCTACAACGGGTGTAACGGTGGCGGCTGGTACACGGGCAATCATTGCTTGGAACGGTACGGACTTTGTGAATGTGGGCGGTGGCTCTGCGGCTGGCTCAAATACTCAGGTTCAGTTTAATAGTTCTGGTTCATTTGGCGCTTCTGCTAACCTGACCTTTGACGGCACAACGCTGACGGCT